CATTATTTCGTTTGGTGGGCCTCAAGGGCTGGACGTGCTGCGAAACTGCACGGTGGATTTCTCTGCCGAGTCGTCCAATCAAGCGGCTAGTCCATTGCAAAGCGGCGCGTCGTGCAAGATCAGGATTACCGGACTTTCGTTCATCAACGCTCAATATCGAACCGGCACGGTGTACTCGGCTGTCGGAAATGCCACTGACGCGGTATTTGACGGGTGCGACTTCAGTGGGTTCACGAACGCTACCGCCTGTGAAGTGATGAACGCAGGCTCTCCGCAGGGTTCATCTATTCAATTCGTAAACTGCAAAATGGTCCCATCATGGGTTCCGTTCTCAACATTCACGGCAGGACGATATTCGGGGCGGGTGGAGTTTTTCAATTGCGGAGACGCGGACGCTCCGACGTATATGTACGCACGGGATGGTATTGGTGACGCGCTAGCTTCCGCCATCATCTACCGCACCTCCGGCGCAGCGGTCGAGGGCGATGCGTGTTCGTGGCTGATTACCACCACTGCCAACTGTGCCGAAGGTGCGCCGTTCTACACCCCCTGGATCTACGGCACGGTCAACAGCACCGGCTCCAAGACCTTCGACTGCTACATCACCAACGACACGGCGGATTTCACGGACGCACAGGTGTGGCTTGAGGTCGAATACCTCGCCACTGCTGACGAAGCACAGTGGAGCCTCGCCACCGATCAGCGGGCGACCATTACGACGACGGCAGTGGCGCAGACCGATGACACGACAAGTACGTGGAACGGCACCGGCCCTGCGTTCACCTACAAGCAGAAACTCTCAGTGACCGCGACCGTGGGTGAGACCGGCCAGTACCGCGCTCGCGTGGCCGTGGGCGTGGCGAGCATTACAGGGTCACGCTTCTTCTACATCGACAACCATCCTGTCGTGAGCTAAATGCTTACGCTGCTGATCCCCGGCGTAGGCGTAGTCACCGGCAGCGGCGGGTTACTGATCCCAGGCGCGGGGTATGTCTATTTCCCCGTCCCCGCGACGATCACGACCGCCGACCTCGGCACGCTCACGGTTGGTACGCCGTACAGCCTGCAACTCACCGCGACGGGTGACGAGCCGATCACATGGAGCGCCACCGGCCTCCCTGACGGCCTGTCGCTCTCAAGCACGGGACTGCTCACCGGCACCCCAACGACCGCAGGGGCGTACTCCGCGACGATCACCGCGACCAACGCGGGGGGTAGTGACGCGGACGTGTTCGCGGGGACGGTGGAGGCGGCGGCGGTTACAGGTACAGTCGTCGTTGGCCCTGGTGGCTCTGGCTACCCCGTCTACTGGCAGGGTAAAAGGCGCAAGCGGAGGCTGGAAGACCAGCCCAACCTGCACCTCAAGAAAGTGCTGGATGATGTCGTCAACGAACTCTACAGCGAGTTGACAGAAGACGACGTGCCACCTGCCGTGCAGGCCAAGGCGGCAAAGCTCGTCAAGCCGTTCGTTGCCCAGAAGGATAAGAAACTTGCAATTCCGCCACCTGCGGCAGTAGATTGGGCCGCACTTGAGCTGGATGCGACCAGAGTGAGGCAACTAATCGCCCTCTGGCGCAAGCAGGAAGAAGACGCTGAGATTGAGGCAGAAGACGAATATCTGCTGATGATGTCGTAAGGGGGTGATCCTAATGGCGTGCAAGTCCAAGAAGCCGAAGAAGAAGTAGATGCCACTTTACGAGTATTCGTGTGAGCGGGGGCATTCGTTTGAACGAGTGCTTCCCGTTGCTGAGTACAAGACCCCGCAGCATTGTGACTGCGGCGCACTTGGTCAACGAGTCATTTCAGCCCCTACCGTCTTCGCTTCGCCAGAGGTCTGTTACGACAGCCCGGTGACGGGAAAGCCCATTACTTCCATGAAGGCTCGGCTGGACGATCTAGCCAGAAGTCACTGCACACCCTACGATCCAGAGATAAAGAAGGACTACACGCGCCGCATTGAGCGCGAGCAGCTTCAACTGGAACGCTCGGTCGAAGCGACGGTCGAAGCGACCATCGAAAAAATGCCAGTTCGCAAGCGCGAGCAGTTGGAGTCAGAACTGCGCTCCGGAGCAGACTGCGCGCCAGAACGGCAAGCAGCCCCTTTCACGACCATCACGAAGGTACAGCATGGACATTGATCTAGACGAACCTAGCGACACCGGGTTCGACATTGGATCGAGCATGGACAAGGTTGCGGATAGCCTCGGACTCCGGGGAGCAAGCGGTGTACTCCCCACCGCCGATCACTCGGAGTCCGGGGCGGTCCCTTCAGATGCGGCGGCGGCTTCGGATACGGAAGACACAGACACCGATGTAAGCGATGACGACTCGTCTTCGACTGATCCCGAAGCCGCTTCCCTTGACTCCCCCGCCAGCCGTCCTGCGCCGAAGTCGTGGACCAAAGACCGGCACGAAATGTGGGCCAAGTTGCCCCCGGAAGCGCAGGACTACTACGAGTTCCGCGAAAAGCAGTTCCTTGACGGCTTAGAGCAGTACAAGGGCGAAGCGTCCTACGGCAAGGCCATGAAGGACGTACTCAGCCCGTACAAGCCGATCCTGGCCGCGCAGGGCATTGACGAGGCGCAGGCCGTCCAATACCTGATGAACGCGCACTACAAGTTGACTCAGGGAACGACTGAGCAGCGCATGGCCGCGTACCACAAGTTAGGGCAGGACTTGCGCCTGACCGGAGAGGCACCCGCCGCGAGCGAGGTGGCCCCAGAAATTAGACAGTTGCAAGAGAAACTGTCAGGTATAGAATCCAGCTTGACAGCCCGCCAGCAGGCCGAAGCAAACGCGGCCCGCGAACGTGCTGCCAAGGAAGTGAGCGACTTTGCGTCGGACAAGGCGAATCCGTACTTTGATGAAGTGGCAGACGACATCGTAGCCATGATTCAGACCGGCCACTCGCTCAAGGACGCATACGAAAAGGCTGTATGGGCTAATCCTGTCACACGCCAGAAAGAGATTGCACGGATTCAGACAGAAGCCGCTGCAAAGCTCAAAGTGGCGGCAAGTAAGGAAGCCGAAGCAGCGAAGCGGGCATCGTCCGCTAACGTGAGAGGGAGAGAAACCCGCCGCGCTCCGACAGAGCCGAAAGGTACGATGGATGAAACCATGCGCGATACGCTGGAGAAAATCCGCAACCGCGCCCATTAACCCGAGGACTGTCACATGGCATCGCCCAACTCGACTTTCACGGAACTGGTATCCACCACGTTCCGCAAGCACCGCAAAGAGATTGCGGACAACCTTTCCACGCGCAACGCCCTGCTCAAGTACATGATGAAGCGCGGCAACAAGCGCACTGAAGACGGCGGCTTGTCCATCGTCACCCCCCTGGATTACGCGGCCAACGGCACCTACCAGCGCTACAGCGATTGGGACTTGCTGAACGTCGGCGCGTCGGACGTGATTTCGGCGGCTGAGTACCAGTGGTGCCAGATCGCCATGAACGTCGTGTCCAGCGGTCGTGAACTGCGCATCAACAGCGGCGACTCGCGCATCATCAATCTGGCCAAGGCCAAGATCAAGAACGCGATCCGCACGTTCAACAACTCGTTCTGTTCCGACCTGTACTCGGCGGGTTCGCTGACCAACCAGATTGGTGGCCTCCAGAAGATCATCGCTGACACCAACACCAACACCGTTGGCGGCATCGACGCTTCCACGACCCCCAATGCGTTCTGGCGCAACAACGTCACGTCCGCTGCCACTCTGTCTGTCACCCCGAGTGCGACGACCATCGAGAACGGTCTGATGCTTCCGTGCTGGCTGGCGCTGGACCGTGGCCCGGACGATCAGCCGGACCTCATCGTGGCCGACACCACCTACTACTCGTACTTTGAGGCGAGTCAGGTGTCCATGAAGCGGTACAACGACTCCTCCAGCGCCGACGCTGGCTTCGTCACCCTCAAGTACAAGAACGCGGACGTGCTGTTCGACGGCAACAGCGGCATCCCGTCAGCCCACATGTACTTCATCAACACGAACTACCTTGAACTGGTCGTTCATGCCGATGCGGACCTGGCGATCATGGACGAAATGCGTCCGGTCAATCAGGACGGTGCGGTGGTCCCGATCCTCTGGATGGGCAATCTGGTTTGCTCTAACCGCGCCCAGCAGGGCGTGGTCAAGGCTTAAGGGGTACACAACATGACTTTCGTAGTTTCAAAGGGTCCAGTCGGCACGCAGCCGATTGCGTCCACCAGCACGTCCCAGAAGCAGGCGCTCGGAACCATCGTCCAAGCGGACGATCCGACGTATGGCTCTGGCGAATTCATCTACCTGAAGGGTCTGGATTCCACGGTCGTCGGATCGTGGGTGACGTACAACCCCGACGACTTTTCGACGGCGCTTTTGGCAGCTAACGCAATCGGCCCGGTGGCGCTTGCGATGTCGATTTGCGTCACGGGTGAGTACGGGTGGTATCAGATCCACGGCAAGGGCGTCGGCAAGGTGCTGGCTCTCTTCGCGGACAACGCCAACTGCTACGCGACGGGAACTGCGGGTAGCGCAGACGATTCCGTGGTGGCAGGCGACTTGGTGAAGAACGCGAAGGGCGCGTCGGCCATCGACACCCCGTCCACCGGCCTCGCGGAAATCGAACTGTACCGTCCGTTCATGGACGACGGGTTGACCGCGTAATCAGCGCGATGGCACTCCCCGCACTTGTGATGCTTCGGCACCGCAGGTGCGGGGTTTTTTTGTTTTCAGCAAGGGAGAGTAACGCATGACTGCCGTTGGAGAAATTCGGGAACTGAAGGAACGTCCGGCGCAGATCGAGTTCAGCCGCCGTGCGATGGAAGATACGGTCGCCAGCAAGCGCGAAGGTCGCTACGTGACCTACGACGTGGACTACGTGACGGTGTTCATCCCGTATTCCCGTGACACCAACGTGTTCACGGTCGAGCAGTGGCTTCTGAACCTGGAGCAGTACACGCGCGAGGGCCGCATCCCGCAGGACTGGCTCCCCAACTACAAGCGGCTGTACGAGGCGTGGAAGAACGGGCAGGAACTGCCGCCCAACGGCACGCCCATCAAGGGGTGGGGCGTATTGTCCCCGGCGCAGCAGGAAAACCTGATCCACTACCGCGTGCTGACCGTCGAAGACGCCGCTGGCATGAACGAAGACATCATGCGCAAGCTCGGCATGGGTGCGGTGGAAATCAAGAACAAGGCGAAGACGTGGCTCGCGCAACTGGCAGAGCGTGGTCCGGCGACCATGCAGATTGCCGAGTTGCAGCGCGAGAACGAACTGCTGAAGGGCAGCATCGCCAGCCTGGAAGCCAAGATCGACCGCATGGTGAACGCGCAGCACGAAGAAGAACACGAAGCCCGTGTGTCTGTTTCACGTGAAACCATCGAGTCCATCGAAGCGGAAGACATCATGCCTGAACCGGAACCGCCTGCTAAGGTCGTCAAGCGTGCAAAAGACGCGACGATCTAGCGCGCAGTAGGAGTACGCCATGACCATGCTTTCTGTCATCCAGCACCACCTGCGCCGCACCGGCCTGCCTTACACGACAGCAGTGTACGGCTCGACGGACAATCAGGTACTTCAGGCGATGGCACTGCTGGAAGAAGAAGGCAACGACTTGGCAGTGCGCCACGACTGGCAAGCCCTGACGCTGGAAGCGGCGCACACGTCGCTGGCACAGGAAGATCAGGGGGCCATCAGCACCATCGCGGCCAATGGCTACCGGCACATCAAGAACGAAACCATCTGGGACCGCACCAACAGCCTGCCCATCATCGGTCCCATTGACGACAAGGACTGGCAGTCGATCAAGGGCATGACTTCGACCGGAGCGCGGTATCGCTACCGGGTGCGTGGCGGCAAGTTGCTCATCACGCCGACCCCGACAGCGGGCTTGTCCTGGTACTTTGAGTACGTCAGCAAGAACTGGATTCTTGGCGCGGACGGGACCACGTACAAGCAATACTTCACGCTCGACACCGACACGCTGCTGCTGCCGGAAGAACTGCTATTGGCGGGGCTGCGGTGGCGGTGGGCCAAAGAAAAGGGACTCGACTACGCCGAGTTGTTCCGCACCTACGAAACTCAGGTCAAGGACGCCATCGGGCGGGACGGCGGCAGGCGTCCGGTCTACATGGACCTCAGTACGGAACACACGGGACCGGCAGTGTTCGTCCCGGCAGGGAACTGGAGCGTGCCGTGAGGCAACCGCTGCGGCAGAACAACACTCAGGTACGCACTTGCTCGGTCGCAAGCGTGCCTGCGCCGTTGGGCGGCTGGAACTCCCGCTCTGGCTTGGCAGAAATGAAGCCGAATCAGGCGGTGGCGCTGGAAAACTGGTTCCCAAGCACGGCGTACTGCGAAGGGCGCGGCGGGACGAGCGCACACGCGACGGCCATGACGGGCAACGGCAAGACGCTGGCGGTCTACACGCCGATGACCGGCACGTCCAAGATGTACTGTTTCACGGCGTCAGGCATGTACGACGTGAGCAGCGCCGGGGCCGTGGCTGCGTCTAAGGCGACCAGTACGAGTGGCAAGTGGCAGTACGTCAACTTCGGTGACGGCACCAACAACTACCTGATTTGCGTCAACGGCACCGACAAGCCGGTGTACCACAACGGAACCACCTTCGTCATGGTGGACGGTACGACCACTCCGGCGCTGACGGGCATCACGACAACAGAGCTTATCCACGTCTTCGTGTTCAAGGGTCGGCTGATCTTCATTCAGAAGGCCACGCTGTCGTTCTGGTACTTGGCAGCGGGTGCGGCGGGTGGTGCGCTGACAGAGTTCGACCTTTCGACCGAAGCGGTCAAGGGCGGCTACATCGTTGCCGCAGCGTCATGGACGCTCGACGCCGGGACGGGGTTGGACGACTACGCCGTGTTCGTGACCTCGGAAGGCGAAGCCATCGTCTACCAAGGCACCAACCCATCGTCAGCCGCGTCGTGGGCTAAGATCGGCACCTACAACGTCGGCAGGCCGCTCGGTCGTCGGTGCCTGACTCGCTACGGCGGAGACCTCGTAGTGCTGACCGAGAGCGGGGCTTTCCCGCTGTCCAAGGCCATCCTGACGGCGGCAGTCAGCTACGAAAACGCGCTGTCCTACAACATCGAGCCGACCTTCGTGGAATCGGCCAGGAGTTCTGGGACCATCTTCGGGTGGGAAGCGACGGTCTACCCGGCGCACTCGGCCATGATCGTCAACGTCCCGCAGGCCGAAGACGGCGTGCACACGCAGTACGTGATGAACACCATCACGAAGGCGTGGTGCAAGTTCACCGGATGGGACGCCGAGTGCTTTGCCGTCTTCAACGGCGACCTGTATTACGCCGATGGCACGGTCGTGTACAAGGCGTGGACCGGATACAGCGATGCCGGGACCAACATCACCCTGTACGGCAAGCAGGCGTTCAACTACTTCGGGGACAAGGGGCGCACTAAGCACTTCGATATGTTCCAGCCCGTGATGGCGGTCAACGGCTCGTCCTTCTCCTACCTGACCGACATCGACGTGGACTTCCGCGACAACGAGATTACCGGCGTGGCGACGTTCAACGTGGCGAACCGCGCCGTGTGGGATGTGGATGTCTGGGACGAGTGCCTATGGGCCGCAGGGCTGGAAGTCGTCAAGGAGTGGACCTCGCCTGCCGAGAACGTCGGCTACTGCGCCGCTGGCAAGCTCAAGATCACCACCAACACCCTGCAAGTGCAGTGGATGTCTTCCAACTACATGTACCGCACGGGTGGGCCGTTGGGATGATCTCGGTTCAGTCGGAAACGCTGCAACAGGCGTGGACCGACCTTGTTCCGCTGATTCTGTCCTATTGGAGAGAAGCCGAAGTACACCGGCACTACCAGGGAATCGACCTACGGCGCGAGCGGTACGACGAGTACGAGCGAGCCGGGATGCTGCACTGCGTCACGGTACGCGACGACGGCAGACTGGTCGGCTACGCACTTGGGTACATCAGCGTGTCTATGCGCTCCCAAGTGAAGACTTGGGGAGACGACATGTTCTACCTGTTGCCGTCCTACCGTGGCAGGACTGCCGGTCCCCGGATGCTTCGGTTCATCGAAGAATACTGTCGGGACCACCAAGTAGCGGAAATCGTGCTGAATGCACGGGCGGATGGCGACCTTCCCGACATTTTGGGTCGGCTTGACTACACCCCTGTTTCGGTACAGTATTCCAAGCGACTAGGCTGCGCCGACAGCGCATATCGACCAATCGCTGTCATAGGAACCATCCACGATGGGAAAACCAAGCGCGCCGAAAACGCCTGATTACGTCGGTGCAGCCCGCGAACAAGGCGAAGCGAACGTAGACGCTGCCCGCGTCACGGGACGAATCAACAACCCCAACGTCGTCAGCCCCTACGGGACGCAGACTACAACGTGGGGTCCAAACGATCAGCCAACCGTCGTTCAGGAATTCAGTCCTGACCAGCAACGGCTATACGACACCAGCCTCATTACTCAGCAGAACTTAGGGCTGTTGGGCAACACTGGCTCGTCCGCACTACAGGACGTAATCGGCAAGAACCTCGACTACTCATCGGTCACGGCACAGCCTGGGAACTACGAGGGAACGCGCCAGAGCGTCATCGACGCCATGATGGGGCGCTACGACATTACCGCAGGCCAGAACGAGGAGCAGAAGAACGCTGACCTTGTGGCTCGCGGCATCGGCTCTGGCACCGAAGCCTACACGCGCGAAATGGACCGCCTTGACCGTGCTCGCAACGACTACCGCGCCGTGGCTGAAGCTGCCGCAGGACCGGAAGTCTCGCGGGCGTTCGGGCAGGACAGCGAACTGCGACGGCAGCAGATTGCCGAAATGCTCGCCGGTCGGCAGACGCCACTCAACGAAATCACCGCGCTCATGTCCGGCTCTCAGGTCAGCAACCCGTTCTCGCAGGCGTCGGTCTACAACGGCGGTGCGGCGGTGGCTCCAACCCCAATCCTGCAAGGCACACAGTTGCAGGGACAGGCGGCGATGGACCAGTACAACGCGGACGCTGGCATGTGGGGCAACGTAGCGAGCGGCCTGTTCGGCATGGGCGGTGCATTCCTCGGACGGCCAACGGGGGCGTAACGTGGCAAACCTGTACGAAAACATCCCCGAAATGCAGGCGCGTGCTGCCGCCAACGAGCAGCGCCGCAAGATCGCTGAGTCCCTGCTGGTACAGAGCCAGGATCAGGTACAGCCCTTCGTCAACACGGGCCGCATGGTCGCGCCCATGTCCATCACGCAGGGCTTGGCGCAGATGCTCAAAGCCTACTACGCGGGCAAGGGCATCAAGTCGGCCAACGAGGGCGACAAGGCGCTGGCGAGCGAACACGCGGCCAAGGCTGCGGAAGCCCTTGCAGCCTACAAGGCACAGTCTCAGGGCGTGCCAGAGCGCGCCCCTGCACCCATCATGCCCGTGAACGGTCAAGGCCCGCCTAAGCCCGCTGCGGGACCGCCCGTGCCTGCGGTGGCCGCAGACCCGAGAGCAGCCATCATGGGATTGCTCGCCAACCAGTACGCACCCCCGGAAGCCAAGCAGTCGGCAGTGTTGGGCGAGACTTGGAAGCGCGAGGATGCGAGGCTGGATGAAGACCGCACCCTGCGGCGAGACAATGCCCTGTTGGCGGCAGAAACGCGATTGGCCGACATCACTGCGCGTATGCAGGATCGCCAGTTGACGCGCGACATGCAGGCTCAATTGGCAGCGGAAGCCAATGCCACTCGCTTACAGATTGCCCAGATGACTGGGGCGATTCGGCAGGAGCCAGCACCGGCCTATGCCGAAATCATCGACCCGAAAGACCCAACTCGGATGCTCAAGATCGACGGGCGACTCTACAGGGGTGGCTCACTAGGTGATCCAGGCGTCGTGGGCATCGCGGGCAAGGAACCGGCAGCAGCCAAGGCCGCAGAAACCCGTGGAACGGGCGGCAAGGCGGTGGACGAGCAAGTGGCGAACTTGCGCGACCTGTACGACCAACTCGACAAGGGTGGCGGCATCGTCAACCCTGACAAGGGCGCGATAGCCAACAGTGCAGCATGGGTGAAGTCCAGCGCGGCTGGACAACTCGGCGGGCGGATCGTCGGTACTAAAAACCAGTCTGCCAGAAGCCAAGTCGCACAGCAGCGCCCGTTGTTGCTGCGCGCCATCATGTCTGCCACCGGCATGAGCGCGAGAAGTCTCGACTCCAACGCTGAACTAAAGTTGTGGTTGTCGGCAGCGACCGACCCAACGCTGGATGTGGCGGCTAACCGCGCGGCGCTGGACAACATCGAGCGGCAGTACGGCTCGGCGGCGGTGGGCAAGCCCGATGGCGGCGTTGCCCCGGCAGCACCTACGGGTGGGGCATTGAAGTTCGACGCTCAAGGGAACCCAATCCCGTGACTGTCACAGCACAACTGCACGACGGCAGGGTGCTTGAGTTCCCAGACGGTACCGATCCGGCTGTAGTTCAGCGCACCGTCAAAAAGGTGCTTGGCGTCAAGGACGAGCCTGCCATCAATCCAGAGTGGCAGAAGCAGATGATGGACGCCAACATCGCTGCCGGTCGGGCGGAACACCCGGTACAGGCGAAGATAGCCGACGTTGCCACGGGCATGTCGGGAAGCCTGCGAGGCATCGCTAACCTAGCGTCGGATGGCTTGGGCGACAAGATTTGGCCCAAGGCTCCAGGCTCCGAGGGGACGGGTGCCAAGTTGGTTGGCTCGCTTCTAGACCCCGTGCCGTATGTGGTGGGCGGTGCCATCGGCAAGGTCGCACCCTACGCCAAGGTGGGCGGGCAAGGCTTCCTCAAGGGTGCGCAGGCCGTTGGCAAGAACGCACTGTCCGGCGCAACGGCAGGCGGCATCATCGGCGGGCTGTCCGACGAGGGGACTGCGGCTGAAGGCGCACTGATCGGTGGCGTACTGAGCGGTGGACTACCGGCAGTTGGCGCGCTGACCAAGTGGGGCTACAACACGGCCAAGTCGGCCATCGCGCCTGCGACTGAAGCGGGTCGGACGGCGTTCGGCCAGAAATACTTTGCCGAAGTGCTTGGCCCCGCGCGTGGCAAGGTCGCCGCCGCACTCGCCAGCCCCAACGAAATTATCCCCGGCAGTCCGACGACCGCCGCCGACCGCATCGCTGCTGCCAACGTCGGGCAGACCGACAAGTTTGGCTCGGCACTGGTCAAGGCGCAGGACGTACTCGCCACGCAGCCAGAGCAGGGCATCGCGGACGTTGCCAAGAGTATTGCAGCGCGGCAAGAGGCGGCGAGGGCAGCAGAGTTGGGGACCGTCGCGCAGACACCATCGGCACTGGCAAGTGCGGTGGCGGGTCGCAAGGCGGCGTCTACTGCCAACTACCCGCAAGCGTTCGGGCAGCACATCGGCATTGACGACGAGTTGATGTCGATGTCGGAGAACCCGTACTTCAGGGGCGCATTGGCCGATGCAACACGGGTTGCCAACGCACGGGCGGCGCGTACCGGGAAGCCACTCGACCTGACTGAACAACTGCACCTGTTGAAGCTCGCGCTAGACAAGAAGATGGCGCGCACGGGCGACACGGCGCTGTCTTCGACCGAGAAGATGGAAGTGACCAAGTTGCAGGACCAACTTGTATCGTGGCTCGGCAAAAAGAACCCTGCCTACGAGACTGCACGGGCAGCGCACGAAGCGGCATCCAGGCCGATCAATCAGATGAAGGTCGGCCAGGACTTGCAGCGGGCGATCACGGCCCCCGTCAGCGGGGCAGAGCGTGCGGCATCGTTCGGCAATGCACTACGGACGGCTGAGAACAAGGTGAGCGCGTCCACCGGACGTACCCGCATTGCAGACCTCACGCCGGACCAACTTGCTGCCGTCAAGCGCGTGGAAGCAGAATTGGCCCGCAACGCAGAGCGCGATGCGCTCGCGTCCGGCGTCAACCCGAAAAACCTGTTCGACATGGCAGAGCGTGGTAAGGGATCGTTCCACATACCGAACCTGCTGTCACGACCGGCGATGGTGACGAACTGGTTGATGGGACGACTCGGCAACAGCGCCGACGAACTCATCGCGCAGGACGTGGGCATGATGCTGCAAAAAGACCCGGCGGGCTTTGCAGCGAAGTACCTGCAAGACGTGCCGGTGACTCAGCGAGCCGTCGTCATGGCGGCGATCAAGCAGAAACTCGCAACCGCCGCGCCGTACACCAACGCAGCCGCCGTGTCGGCAACACAGAACGGAGAATAGGAATGTTACCTATTTCCCGCTCCTCGCCCGTACTTCCAGCCGATCTTGAGGCCGTCGTAGAACACTCTGCGCTTAGTATTAAGCATTTGCTTCATGGTAAGACCGCGCTTGGATCTGGAAACAATGGTGTCGCACTTGAGGCCAGTTTTTTCAGCAAGCTCTATCGCTTTGTATTGCTTTCCCTCAATAGTAACCATGATCGTGCGACTTTGATTGCGCTGACTTTCTTTTCTGGTTATCCACCTGCAATTGTCAGGAGAATAGCCTTCTTCATTGTTGATTCTGTCCATAACGTATCCCTCTGGACGTGGACCCATATCTTCAACGAAGGCCCAAAAACCTTCGCCTTTTTTCCTGGACCATCGCTCGCAAACGTAAATTCCTCGACCTCCATAGCGGTGCCATTGTTTAAAGTTTGGATTTCTACATCGCTCGATCATCGAGTGCCAAACGGTGTACAGAGGATGTTTGGTTGTATACGGCATAGTCGTCTCCTTTTGTGTACTATGCCATAACGGAACAGGGGTTTCAACAATGTCCCGCAACGGTTCAGGAGTTTACTCGCCTAGTGCAACCGGCTATCCAGCCGTCGCCAGCACGACCATCGAGAGCGCGAAGTACAACGCAGTCATCGCAGACATTGCGACGGCACTGACGCTTTCCATTGCAGCTAATGGCGAAACGACCATCACTGCAAACATTCCAATGTCAGGGTACAAGATTACTGGACTTGGCAACGCCAGTTCTGCG